CAAATTGATCAAGATTTTCCCGCCATCCAAAGCCGGAATCGGGATTAGATTGAAGATCACAATATTAATAGCGAGCACGGCCATAATTTGTGCCATAGTGGTTAATTGTGCTGTTGTAGGTGGTTCGCTACCTAAGTTATTTTCACTAACAGCATCCCAACATGCCTCAATAGCTATGCCTACGGCGTTACTATTCCGCATGTATGTGTGTTCTTTATAATCTGTTAATGCCTCCATATCGGTCAACATCGTGCCATCTCGGGCGATGTTGATATGGTAATCTGTGAAGTGCTTACCACCTTTTACGCCGGTCCAATGATAGTATGCCTTTTCAATTTGGCCATATGCTTTTAGCGCTAAGGCCTGTAACTCGTCCATTGTAATTTGTCTAAACATTTATTTCCCCCTCTCGTCATGGTTAATATCATCCGATAATTGCTGAATACATGGTCTGTTCACCGGCAACGTATTAGGCTCCTCTAACTTATCTGGTATCCCGTTATGGTCTTTGTCGATGAACATGCCACAAAGCCCTACAATTGACATAAGTACCGACGGCACGAATATGTGGTCAATGATAAGAATACCCTTATCGATAAGCTGATTCGCTTCAGGTGACACATAACCTCTAATCGTTGATAATACATACTGGGTAACGACTAACACCATAGGTACTAGCATGACGAGGACTAATGCCCTCGTTGCTAATACGCCAGTTGGCCTTATGCCCGCTATTCGGATGGACTGATATGACCGCTTGATGCGGTTAATGATAGCTAACTTATCCATTACCCCTCCATGCTCTAATAATCTCGAGTACGCCATGAAATACCTTTCCAAAGTCGACGAGGTCATCTTCAACCATTTCACGTAAGTTCTCAATAATGGACCAACATTCTGAGAAGAACGGAATTAGCATGAATAGGAATGAAAAGATATGGTCCAGGAATAGTTCAGTATTCGGAATCGGAATATCCGGTAGCGATTCAAATACTACCGATAAGACCATCCACGCGGGGTACTGGACACATAACTTTGTTAGCAAATCGGATCGTAAGCGTTCACTCATCAGGTACCTACGTTTCAGGCCTGTAGTCGCGTCAACATATCCGCCCTTACCCCATCCATACCATGCGAGCGTTGTAAGTAAAGTTATAGGCGTATTATTTCTGTGATTATCCTTGTTATACCTAAGCACCTCCGTCGTAATACGTTGCGCTGCGTCAATGAATAGCAGCACAGTTGTTAATATGATAATAACGCCCATACTGACAATATGTTCATGTGACACACCGCTAATAAGCATTACTAAAATGTCATTCAATATATCCATTCACTCCCCCTAAATGTGATAGTTAAGTAGGGTGAACACATGCAAGCAAGGCTTTGAGTACAAACGAATCCGTCAATGTCCGCCAAGCCTCGCTCATGAAATTCGTTAATTATTGCATGTGTTCTCCCTGTGGTTTGATTAATTATAAATGGTCAGCGTTTCGGATACCTGTGTTGATGTAGCTATGGTTAGCCGCATCCCATTCAATGGTATTCATATCAAAGGCCAGCGTTTTGGATACCTGTGTTGATGTAGCTATGGTTAGCCGCATATTGTTATTATCCCCTTTAAACGTTACGTTTTCAGGAGTTTCTACAAAGTAAGGGCCATATGAGTTATAGTTATCACCTAAATTAAGCGTTGCTGGTCTATTGGCATAAATTACCTTTTTCGTAACATTCCAATTCTTAGGGTTATCTTTGAAATTATCTCTAACTGTGTTATTTGAGATATTCATTTTCAAGATATCCCCATAGCGTTTGTATACAATGCCATTTTCGGTATATTCTTCATCAGCAACTGCATCAGTTTGAACACCAGCAATTTTGTATTCTGCAACTTTTGCACCTGTGAAATTGTGATAAGTGAGTTTTATATCATCTTCGCCTAGAGGTGGAATTGTAATAGTGCGTGCCCCAGTACTGTCTAGTGTGAAAGGCGTGTCGTTACCGACCACCTTAACGTTGTAATGAGGCTCGCCTGTTACTGCTACCACCTGTTGACCTTTGGTTACGCTTGGAATAGTCAACGGCTTAAATTCAGTACGAGGAAACGGCTTACCCATATTGCCAATTAAAGCAGTAAGTACATCGTCAACGTTAGCACTCTCGCACCATACATTTCCGCTTAACAAGGTACGATATGCAGTTTCTGCAGTTGCCCTTGGCGTATACTGACTAATTTCAGATTTCTTTACATAGCCATTTAAATCGGAATACTTAGCAAAGGATTGCCCCTCTATTTTGTTAACATAACGGCTAGCCGCATCACCAGGCGTTAATGCGTATTGACCAATCTCTGATTTCCTAACAAAAGCACCTAAATCACCTTTATAGGCAAACGTTTGAGCAGACCAGCCCTTTTGAGCATAATGATTATTGGCGTCTGTTTTAGACAAATAATTATTTAACTCTGTTTTAGTAGCGTAAGCCGATAAATCGACATTTCCTCCACCAGTGCCACCACCAGAACCTGGAGGTCCAGGAGGGCCAGGAGGTCCTTGCAGTCCTGGGTCTCCTTTTGGACCTTTAAGTGCTGCTAGTTGTTCTTGAGTGAAGTCAGAATATTTAAAAGGTTCACCTTTAGGGCCTTTTAACTTTTCAAGCTGTTCTGGTGTAAGTTGTACACTTGATGTATACTGACTTATTTCAGATTTCTTTACATAGCCATTTAAATTAGCCTTAGCAGCATAGTTATTATCTGCAAAAATTCTAGATACAAAAGTGTTACTAGCTGCCGCTGTCTTCATATAGTCGCTTAGACTAGCTTTAGTCGCATATGTATTTTCTGCAAAGAGTTTAGATACATAATAGTTATTAAGTTCCGCTGTCTTTACATAGCCACTTAAATTAGTTTTAGTAGCGAATGTAGTATCACAATATTCTTTTGTAGGATAAGCGGATAAATCTACACTACCGCCAGTACCAGGAGGACCTGGGTCTCCTTTAGGGCCTTTTAATGCGTTAAGTTGGTCTTGAGTGAAATCACTAAACTTAAAAGGTTCACCTTTTGGTCCTTGTAGTCCTCTTTCACCGTCTGCTCCACGCTCCCCAGGAGTTCCAGGTTCACCTTTCGGCCCTGGTAATCCTACATCACCTTTAGGGCCTTTAAGTGATGCTAATTGCTCAGCGGTGAACATATCATAAGTAAAAGGCTTTCCGTCTTTACCAGGTTCACCTTTAGGACCAGGGTCGCCTTTAGGGCCTTGTAACTTAACAAGCTGCATATTGTCTTTGACTTTAATATTTTCAACACTGTCTTTGATGCGGATGCTATCAACAGGAGAAGGTTTCAAATACACGTTTTCTTCGCTCATATCATTTCCCCCTATTACTGATACCTTCGATTACATTAACTTGACCCTTAACAAGGCATTTAATAGGACGGTCGCCGTTCCATAAGAACAAATCCCATTGGTGTTTACCAGCTTCTAAAGCGTTTGTATCAAGCGAAAGAGTGATTTTGCAAAGCTCATCATCTTCTAAATTGTCGGTAGATACATCGATACTAAACTTCGCCTCATATTCTTCGTCGTATGGACACTTACGAACACAAGCAAAGAGATTTGTCTCATCAACAAGATTGTTATACCCAATATTTAGAGAAATCACTTCCCCTTTGATTGCATCAAGGTTGTGTAGAACCGGTAGTTTCATCTTTGTGCTCCTCGTCCATTAAATCGTTATGAACACAGCCCTCAGTTGGGCATGCGCCATCTTCATTAAGCACTTCCCAACAATACTCACAAAATTCCATAACTGGCACTTTGCTGTCTCCAATAAATTTAGGCATATTATCGCACCTCCTTAATACGTGTTACCATTTCGTCATTTAATTTAATATATTGTGCGCTAATAGCCGTAGTAGGTTTGCCCATTAATAACAAACGTCGTTGTGCTTCTTCTAAAGATTTAAATCGCGGTTCGTACTCAGATTTAATAGTGTTAATTTTATCTTCCTTTGTAGGAACAACTGGCTCAGGATCAACGAACTTTCCGTCTACATACGCTTTACCGCTCATAAATTCATCGAGCATTGTGTCGCCATCAGCAGAATACACATGTTGTGCATTTGGGTAATCGTGTTCAGCTTGCGCCATAATATCTTTGCGACTCAACGTGTTATCACACAGGGATGTAATCCGTTCCCCTTTTTCATTTAAAATAAATACATATTGATTCATAGTAGTATCCTTTCGGAGGTGAAATTATGCGCCGTTACGCTGTTGTGCTAAAACGTAGACAACGCAATACCATTACATTAAGGCAACTATTTAACGAGTGGCTGCCTATTCACTCTCAATCTATTTCTGATAGCGCTGTTAAGTCTTATCGCATTGCTTTTAAACACATATCCAACATAGCGGATATGCCTATCACGGATATTCATTTTCAGCATCTTCAGAATGTGATTAATTCCATGCACGTAAAAGGACTTTCCTACTCATCATGTAAGAAAGTCCGTACACTACTTAATCAATTATTTAATTACGCAATCATTAAAGATTACCCTATCACTAATTACGCCCAGCATCTAAATCTAGGGCCCAACATACCAACGATAAAAAGGAGAGTATTTACTCGCCAACAAATTAATAAATTATGGGCAATAGATACTCCTTATTCCCGTATGATTTTAATACTGTTATACACAGGCCTCCGCATAGGTGAGCTCCTTAATTTGCGAAAACAAGACATCAATAGACGCTCATCATACCTCGTCGTGAGACACGCAAAAACGAAAGCCGGTGAGGGGCGTATTATTCCCATTCATCACCGCATCATGCCTATAATAGAGCAACTACATACTAGCGATTACCTATTTACTATAAGCTACACGACGTTTCGCAAGCATTTCCAGGATATTATGAAACAGTTAAATTGTAAGCATACTATCCACGATACTAGGCACACATTCGCAAGTTTACTTGATTCTGTAGCCTCGCCTAACGCTTTGCGCTCATTACTAGGCCACAAACAAGGCGATATCACTACTCGTGTATACACGCATAAGACTATTCGTGAACTGCGTAAAACGATAGAATTATTAAAATAACTCCCCAGTGGGGGCTAACTTGGTTCTTAAATCAAAATACATATTGTGATGTAACATTGCCTATCAGGTGTAATGTGTTAGTCGCATTATGTACCGACGACTCCGCAAGTACAAACACAAGAGGCGATGAGTTCTATGTGTCTTGGAACAGTGGCTTCTCAAATAATAATAGAGCTTCTATACGCTTTTTAACTAACCGTGGCAATGCTGGCAACTTTACCTGGCTGTGCGTTGGAATCAGCTAATTACCTACTGCGATGTGCCCCATGCCGTCGTTCTATAGGCACTTATTAAACTATCTCCAGTGGGGAGCGTTTAATAACATACCAATAGGAGGTACAATTTCATTTCCTGTTTCCTTTGATAGGGAGTGTTACGTAGTAGTTGGTAATGACGTGAATGGTAACAATGTTGATAACCAGGTCCATTCGTTTAGAGAGCATACTAGAACAGGGGTTAAAGTATATTCTCAGGCGGCGAAAGATGGATTAAATAAAACTAGTGCTTGGGGCAGATATATCGCGGTAGGTAATTAGACAGTTCCTAGAGCGAACCAGTAATAAGAAGCAGCATATTTATCGCTAGCAACAAATACAGCTTTTGTATTGTTGCTTTCGCTTACAGAGTTTGCAAAATATCTTGGTGTATCTGACCCACTCCAATACGCATCAATCGCATTTGCCATGAATAATCTTGTGAATCTAATAGGGAATGTTACTTCCGTTTTTATGACATTATCTTGGCCACCAGCTCCCCACTGGATAGTGAAACCATTTGCAAATTTAACAAACCCCGCATTAGCGTCGAGCTTAGATGCCACGATAGCGCCTTGCCCTAATAAGTTTTTAATTGTAACAAGTGTACTAGCCGGGGAGTCTTTCCAGTTAGCACTGCCGAGGATTGCTTTAATTTGGTCTGTAATAGGAGGGTGAGATGAAATATCTGTGTTATGTTGTTTA